TGGTCAGAAAGGTTCTATCTATGATTATGCTAGGATTACAAGAAAGACAGATGCTCCTACTCCATCTAGAAAGATTAAAGCTTTCTATTTGAGTGCAAGTTATAATTCTTCTGATACTGGAGATATAACAACAGTTAATTCATATAATGAATTTAAATATGGAACTGAAATTTCGGCAGTAAAAGGAATTAGAAATACTGATATTATTGATGCACGTCCCAGAGTGAGTGACTATAGTGTAAGTGCAGGTGAAAGATCTCCTTTAGAATTCTTAGGAAGATCATTTAATGGCGGTCAACATAGTTCTAAGAATGTAATAGCAAATGATGAAACGATTATCTTAGATTATAATTATTATCTACCAAGAATTGATAGAATTTTCTTAAATACTGAAGGATTATTTACTGTTAAGTATGGAACTCCTGGAGATAATCCTACTCCTCCAGAAGGGGTTCCTGGTGCAATAAACATTGCTAATATATTCTTACCTCCTTATCTCTTCCAAACTAGTGCTGCAGATATTAAATTTATTAATTATAAGAGATATCAGATGTCTGATATCAATAGGTTAGAGCAGAGATTGAGAAATGTTGAATATTATACATCTCTTAATAGGTTAGAACAAAGTGTTCAGAGTCTATTTGTTCCTGATGCTAATGGATTGAATAGATTTAAGAATGGATTCTTTACAGATAATTTTAATGACCTAAGTGGACAAGATTTGGGTGTTGGAATTAGAAATAGTATTGATAGAAAGAGAGGAGAACTTCGTCCTGCTCACTATACAACTGCTGTTTCTCTGGAATTGGGATCAGATGCTATTGCTGGGATTGGAACCACTGCAATAAGTTCAGACAGTAGATTTGCTAATATTCTAGGAACAGGTGTCACAAAGAGTACTAAGAATGATGGGGATCCTTCTACTGTATTGTGCTTAGATTATACAGAACAGGATTGGTTAACACAACCATTTGCTACTAGATCTGAGAATGTTACTCCTTTCTTAGTAAGATTTTGGCAAGGAACTTTAGCACTTAATCCTACTGCAGATGTTTGGATTGATACTAATCAATTTGAAACTAGAGCAGTTACTATGATGGGATCCTTGGAGGGTCTTGCAGGTGCCATGAGAGTGGAATTGCAAGGTGAACCAGGATCTAGATCTGGAACAAGTCCTATTATCTGGGGTGCATGGGAAACTACTGATGTTAATGTCGACTTTAGTTTGGATGCTGCTCAGTCTACAGAGAGTAATACATCTTGGAGACAAGGTGGTGCTGGTGATTTGGGACTATTAGCTGCTGATGATTGGAGAGCTGATGCATGGAATGCTGATACTAATTTCCCTGATACTTTCCAAGTTGCAGAAGAAACATCAACTACTACCACTACTGTCAGTGGCAGTGTAGGAGTAGATCTTAACCAGAGAAGAAGAGGAACTCAGAATACAGTAGTTGAAAAGATTGATACTGAATCTCTTGGTTCAAGAATGGTCAGTCGTGAAATTATTCACTTCATGAGGACCCGTAATATTGAATTTACTGGAAGAAGTCTAAAACCATATACTAGATTGTATTCTTTCTTTGATAATGTAGATGTTACTGCTTTTGTAACACCTAAACTTTTAGAAGTTTCAATGGTTTCTGGAACTTTCCAAGTTGGTGAAGTAGTCATAGGTAGAATGCCATCTGATGATTTAAACATTCAAGTGTCAGGAAGGAGTTTGCCAGCAATTAATTTCTTAGTTGCTCAATCTAATCATAAGTATGGTCCATTTGATGATCCTACTGATACTTTCACCTTTAATCCATATGATAGAACAAATACTATTCCTGCTACTTACTCAGAGAGTTCTACTACTCTGAATATTGATACTGCTTCCCTAGCTGCTGAACCAACTCCAACTCAAGGTGGTTATGTAGGATCTGGAATGAGATTAGTGGGTCAAACCAGTGGTGCTCAAGCAACAATAAGTGATGTAAGATTAATAAGTGATCAATTAGGAACAGTAATAGGTTCTTACAGAGTTCCAGATTCTCAGAATACTTCTAATCCTACATTTGAAACTGGTAGGAATAGATTTAGACTTACTAGCAGTGCTACTAATACTAAAGTAAGTGGATTGTTTAGTACTGCTGCAGAAGAAACTTTCTTCTCTCAAGGTGATATTGATAATAGTGAAGAAGTTACATTATCATTAAGAAATGCAACAGTAACTGTTGATACTTCTGAGACTAATCCAAATCTTCTTCAAAACAGAACTATAGGGGATACTGCTAGTGCTAGTGCTTCCTTTACCACTGCTTCTACAGAAGATACTACATATAGGGATCCTCTTGCTCAATCCTTTGTGGTTGATGATGCTGAAGGAATCTTTGTAAGTAGTGTAGATCTGTACTTCCAGTTAGTTGATTCTACTGGTCCAGTTGAAGTAGAAATTCGTGAAGTTCAATTGGGAGTTCCCATTGATAAGAGGATAGCAGGATCTTTAGTTGTATTGGATCCTAATAATATTGTTACTTCTGATGATGCTAGCATAGCTACAAATGTTAAATTTGATTATCCCATTTATTTGAATGGTCAAAAAGAATATGCTCTTGTCATCTTGTCTAATGTCACCGATTACAAGGTATGGATTTCTCGTTTAGGTGAAATTGATGTAACAACTTTATCTGCAGGAGAATCTGCTCAGACATTAGTATCTACCCAAACAACATTAGGATCACTCTTTAAATCACAGACTGGTTCTACTTGGACTCCAAGTCAATATGAAGATCTTAAGTTTACACTTAATCGTGCCAACTTTGTTCCTTCAGGTGATGTTCAGTTCTTTAATCCTACTAATAATGTTGAATTAGAGCAGATTAAGGAAAATGGAATAACTGCATATTCTAATGATATTAGGGTAGGACTTGGTACTACTGTAGCAGATAATGGATTGGTTGCTGGATGTAAGGTTACTCAGCAAAATACTACAGCAGAAGGTATATTTGTTGGATATGGTGGATCAGCAACTGGTGCTTTAACATTAACTAATACTGGTATTGGTTATACTCCTCTTGCTGCTGGTCAATCTTATGATGCTGTTTCTCTGACTACTCTTACTGGAAATGGTATAAATGCTACAGCCAATATAACTATTGAAAATGGAGTAGCAATTGCTGCTACTATCAATGCTGGTGGTAAGGGTTATGCTGTGGGTGATCTATTAACAGCAACTTCAATTGGATCAACTACTACTGGTTCTGGATTAAAACTTTCAGTTACTGAGCTTCAAGGACAAAATGAATTAAGATTAGTAGGTGTACAAGGTGAATTTACTACAGTATCTGCAGATTATCTTAAGTATGAGAATACTAGTGGAATTACTACTATTCTAAACTATTCAGTTGGACCTTCTGGAACGGTTATTCCAGAATCACCTATTAGAACTGAAAATGATGGACTTCATATGCAGATATTCCATAGAAATCATGGAATGTATTCTGATGGTAACGTAGTTACTTTAAAGGATGTTGCTTCTGATGTGAGTCCTTCTACTTTGAGTGCTACTATTTTAAGTACTTCAACAGCAGATATCAGCATTGGT